GCCCATTTTTACGAAAATAGACAAGCAGCGGAAGTTGGTAACGTGCGTGAAATTCCGCTTGGTATAAAATCTTTAATGAATACTTACAGAAGTATAAGCTTTGTTTAATGCGTATTGGTCGTTTAGATAGGAAAATAACAATTCAGTTTAGGACTATAAGTCAAAACGTTTACGGTGAAGCTGTGGGCGCTTTTAGTTCTAGCACTTCAGTTTGGGCCACACTAGACACAAAAACGACTGGTGCAAAAGAAAGTGTTGCTGGTGGTCTTGAAACAAGTTCACAAAAAATAAATTTTTTAATACGTTATTCGTCAGACGTTTCTTCAATAACAACTGGTGATCGAGTTTCTTACAACAGTAAGTTTTACGATATTGAAGCGGTTCAAGAAGTTGGGCGCAATTTATCATTACGTTTAATTTGTAAACTTGTGCAATAATGGAAGCAACCGTTGAATTAGTAGGTCTTGAAGAACTACAAAAAAAAATGCTCAAAGCTGCAAAGTTTGGTGGGCGTGATGACATACGCGTTGAAAATATACACAAAAGGATTTCGCGTAATGCTGCAAGAAGGTTAAAGCGTAAAATCCAACCTTTCAAGGACGACATACACGTTTACGAAACTGGCAACCGCCAAAGGGGTAAAGCGCCAAGAATACGTGAAACTGTACCCAAAGGAACTTATAAACGGAGTATTATGGCTTGGCAACCTAAAGGAAGCGGAAAGTTTAACCACGTGTATTTTATTGGTGCAAGAACTGGTAAAAAAGTAGGTCAAAAAAAAGATGCATGGTTTCAGCTTATAGTTGAACAAGACGCACAATTTATTGAGGGCAATAATAGGCATGTAGGCGTTTTAGGCGATTTTATAGAAACGAATAAACCAAAAATATTTAAGCAATTATTGCAAGCGTATAAACAAGAATTCCCTAAAAGATTTAAGTGATGATTTGGACACAAGCAATAAAAGCTTTATTAGCAGCGGAAAGCGACGTTACGGATTTAGTAGCAACTAGGATCTACCCAATGCACGCACCGCTTAATGCAACACTACCCTTTATTACCTATGAAGTAACGGGCAATAATATTGAGCACACAAAAGAAGAAGCTGCATGCAATAAAGCGCGTGTTGAAGTTGTGGGTTATGCAAATACTTATGCTGACGCTTGCACTTTAGTTTCAAAAATGAATGAAGCATTAGCAAGAAAATCATATAATAGTGGGGGTATTGTTGTAGATAAAATTTTTATTGTAGAAGAAGAAATTGAATTTTTAGAACACCCAGATAGGTACGCGGTTGTTTTAGATATTATTGCATTTGTACCTTTATAAAAAATAAATATTATGGCAGTTAAAAAAATAACATTGATAAAAGATTGGGAACACCCATCTGGCACAACTTTCAAAAAAGGCGAATGTGTAAATTGTACTTCTAATTTAGTTGAAGAATTGGCAAAAGGTGGTTATATTGCAACCAGTTTGAAAACAAAAAAATCTAAATAAAAATGGCAGTTGTAAACGGCACAAATTTAGTTATAAGCTTAGGCGGTACTGTAATAGCAAACGCACAAGAAGTTTCATTGACGTTAAATCATGACGTAATTGACGTAACAACAAAAGATAGCGCTGGAGTGCGTGAACTTATTGCGGGGCAAAAGTCTGGCGCAATGAGTGTAAGCGGACTTCAAGAATATTCTGGTTCAAATGGTATTAAGCTTTTAGCTGATACTTTTGACACTGGCGCAGCTGTTGCGTTAATTTTCGATCAAGTGGCAACTGGTGGTAACACATTCACCGCTTCGGGAATTTTAACTTCTTTAGAAATGTCTGGCGGTACTGATGACGCACCAACATATTCAGCAAGTTTTGAATTAACGGGCGCTATATCTAAGGCACTAACTTAATTTATATGAACATAGAAATTGACGGTGTTGAATACCCTTTAAGGTACTCACTTCGCGCGCTTAAAAAGTTTGAGCAAAAAACTAAAAAAAGCGTGTTTGCATTTGGTGACGCTGGACAAATGACAGCGGACGCAATGGCATGGCTTATTTACGTGGGCATTGTTGACGGGTGCGCTTTTGAGAATATAGAGTTTAATAAGTCCCTAGCTGACATTGAACCCTATGTTGATTTATCACACGTTACTTTAGCGGTTGAAGCTTTACAGCAATACACTGGTGAAGGTAAAAAAAAGTAGATAAGCACACGCCTTTAAGCTGGCGTGAACTTATAGGTTTAGGAATGGGGGTATTAAAATACTCCCCTTCTTCATTTTGGGATATTACGTTAGGTGAAATTACAACGGCTATAGAATATTATCATAAAATGGACACGGCACACCAGCAACAAAGTTGGGAACGCGCGCGATTTGTAGCCCTTGTTTTATTACAACCACACGCAAAGAAAGGTAAAAAACTAAAACCTTCTGATGTTTGCCAATTTGAATGGGAAAAGGACGCAATAAAAGCACAAGCAGAAACAGAACATAGTGAAGAACGTATTAAGCACTTAGCAAAGTATTTACATGAAAATTCTTATCTTAGCTTTTAATGGCAACTATTAGTGAATTATTAGTAAAAGTTGGGGTTGACCCGCGTGGCTTGGATAAAGGGCTGGGACGTTCAATGCGCAAATTTCGTCAATTTGGTGCAAACACAAAAAAGCTTGGGCGCTCATTAACTAGGAATTTAACACTTCCACTTGCTGCAATAGGCGGTGCTAGCTTCAAAGTTGCAATGGATTTTGAAACAAGCATGCTTAAAGTTAAAGCTGTATCTGGTGCAACAGCTGAGGAATTCAAGGCGCTTGAAGCAAACGCGTTGGCACTTGGTAGTAGTACAAGATTCACAGCTAGTGAAGTAAGTGGCTTGCAGCTAGAATTTAGTAAATTAGGTTTTACGGCTTCGGAGATCACACAAGTAACAGAAGCAACACTTGCACTTGCTCAAGCTTCTGGATCCGACCTAGCAGAAAGCGCTGAAGTTGCTGGTTCAACATTACGTGCATTTGGGTTAAATGCTACAGATACCGAAAGAGTAACGGACGTTATGGCTTCAAGCTTTAGCAGTTCAGCTTTAGACCTTGACAAGTTCAAAGACGCAATGAAATTTGTTGCACCAGTAGCAAAAGCAACTGGCGTAAGTTTAGAAGAAACAACCGCTATGTTAGCAACACTAGCTAACAACGGTATAAAGGGCTCGCAAGCGGGTACTGCTTTAAGGCGTATTCTGCAAGAAATGGGAACAACTGGCGGTGACGTAACAACCGCTTTAGCAAATTTATCTGCTAATGGCATAACCGTTGCCGACGCTTTTGATGAGGTAGGAAGAAACGCTAGTTCCGCTTTACTTGTTTTAGGTGAAAATCAAGCACAACAAAATGAATTAACGCAAGCGTTTATAAATAGCAAAGGCGCAGCTGCTGACATGGCTGCAACAATGGATTCTGGGGCAAGCGGTGGTATTGCTAGAATGAAGTCGGCAATTGAAGGTGCACAAATAGTTATTGGTAAAGCACTAGCGCCAACAATTGAAAAAATTGTGAAGTTTATAACGCGAATGGCTACAAGCTTTAGCAATTTAAGTGAAGGCACACAAACGACAATTATAACAATTGCGGGTGTTGTTGCTGCAATAGGTCCGCTAATGGTTATTTTACCACAACTAGGTGCTGCGGTTGGTGCTGCTTTTACAATGATGACTGGACCAGTAGGTTTAGTAATTGCTGCAATCGCTGCTTTAACAGCTGCGTTCTTTATATTCTTTGATGATATCAAAGGACCAATGGCAGATGTTGTTAATTACTTTATTGACCTTTATAATAATTCACTAATTTTCCGTGGTGGAATACAAGCTATCATTTTACAATACAAAAATTTGTGGGCAACCGTCAAATTCTTTTTTAATTCTACTGTTGGTTTAGGTAAAGTAGCTTTACAATATATATTTGACCAATTTGCGAGCTTAGGCAAACTTATTAAAGGCGTGCTTACCTTTGATTGGGAACTAACAAAACAAGGTGCTAAAGATTTTGGCGACAGTATTGTAAATGGCTTTACTGGTGCAAAAGATGTTATTGTTGAAAATGGTAGAATATTAGGTGAAGAAGTAGCTGGAAATTTTGCCGAAGCAGTTGAAAATACGCTTAATGCCGAACCAATTGAATATGTAACAACTGAAGATATAGACAACGCAAAAGACAGAATTATGTCTTTACTAGACTTCAGTAGCTGGTTAAAAGGTGGAAGCGGTGGTGGTGCAGAAGAATCTGGCGTTGGTGGGTTGTTAGATAATTTAATGTCTATGAGTTCGCAAGTAGGTGATGTAAAAGACGAATTAGCGACTGAAGCCGACCCAACATTTTTTGAAAGCATGAGTGAGCAAATAAAATTGGTTGCAGAAGAAACTAAAGCTTTAGAAAGTATTGGTAAAACAATGGGTGACAGCTTTAGCGACG